TGTTCGTATATTTATAATATATGCGACTCAGGTATTTCAATACTGTAGCCAATCATGTACTGTGTTGGGTTGTTCTTTCGATACATCTTCGTCATAGGTATTAAATCCTATGGGCAGTAAGCTTTCCATAAGCTGCTCTTCATTTCGTGTTCTTAGGTTCTCTATCGTATTTATATCTGTGACTTCTTTGAAAAAGGCTTGATCTGACATCCAAGCAAATAGTACTAGACACATAACTAAATCGTCATGGCAGCCTGGTTCTGCTTCATATGAATTTGCTTTTCTGGAGAATGTCGATAGTTCTTTTATTGTTTCGTGATCATGTATTCTCAATTGATCTTGCTCGATAAGCATTTTCAGCATATTACACCCGACAGACTTAACTGACTTGGTAGTTCTAACGCCTTTATCGGCACCTTTTGCAAATCCTGTCGATATTCTTTTACCTGCTCTACCAGCAGATTCAGTAAACATCAACGTCTCTACTTCGAACTCATAGTGTAGTATTTCCGATACTTGCTCACCTATGTCGTTAATTTCTACAAGAGTATACGCTTCATTGTACCTTTGTATACTTCTATATATGATTTCGGCATAGTCAACAGGAGTAATTGTATTGTCTTTATATACGCAGACTTGATTGTAAGGCATCTCAGTCACGTCTATTATTTGAAAGGCTGAATAGTCCAAACCTTTTCCCCTAGAGACATCGACAACACATATGTATATGTGATCTTTAATTGGCTGTGAGTAGACTTTCATGTGGAGAGTTTCTGCGACAGGCGATAAATGTACTAGCCTTTTTAGTGTATCTCCTTCCAGTAGCGTATTCGAACTGCCTAAAAACTGGCAGCAAAATTCTTGACTAAACTTTTGTCTGTCAAAATCCATTGCGGCTAGTGTGTCTTGTTTCCAAGCTTCATCGCGACCGGGAACTCTATCCCAAGGCACCTCTATATAGACATATCCATTACGATCTTCTTTAGCTCCTATGCACGTTTTATAGAAGTGATTTAGTCCGTTGGGTGTTGAAGTAAATAATATCTTAGTGGTGTTTCCTGATGATATCGTTGGAAAAACAGAGCCGAAAAACTCTTCCCAATTTTCTACCCAAGCTGTTTCATCTACGTATAGGAACGAGCAAGATTTTCCTCTTATCGCGCTAGACGATGTACTAGATGCGATGATCTTACATCCGTTCTCAAACTCAACAGAACCTTTATTCCACTCAATAACACCTTGCTGTAACCATTTGGGTAGTGCTTCATATGCAATTTTGATGCGATCAAGAATCTCTCTTGCCGTATCTCCTTTATTAGCCAGTAACGCACACGTCTTATAATCATTGAATATTACGTAGTGAAGAATAATAGCTACAGCGGTAGTTGTTTTTCCTGCCTGGCGAGAGGTGTTAACAGTAACTCTTCTATTATGAGTGATTGCTTCGGCAATTTCTTTTTGATAATCATACATGACGATAGGAATCAAACCGTGGTCGACATGTACGATTTGAATATATTTTTCTGCGAAGTATATGGGATCTTTGGCACACTTCAGAAACTCTGATACCATATCAGCATCGAACTGTATTTCTGTTCCCTTACGCTTTAGATTAGTGTTTCCTAAATAACCAGCCCCAATCTTAGTCATACGCTATCATCTTTTAACGACTTTAACATCTTCTGTAGCTCAGATGTAGAGCCGACAAATAAGTTGTTGGTCGTATTTGCAGACTCTAGCGTTTCCTCGCCTCTTCCTTTTCTCATATCCACAGACATATCTACCAAGTCTTTGTTAGCATCGACCAAGGTCTTCATTATAGTAGAAACGACTTCATAGGCTCTGGGATGTTCAGATGCTTTAGCGACATCTAACATCTGCTCAAGTGCTTCAGTTCCCGTTTCGATAATGTTATAAAAGTTGGCTCTAGCGTAGTCGTAGTCTTTATCCGCAGAATCGACACTAACATCAATTTCTTTTGGGAAAGACTCTCTTTTTTCTACGATAGATCCTTCAATCACTTCGTCTATAGGTACTAACCCTAGACTATCACTAATTTCATCATTCATTCATTATGCATCCGATATTTGTACGATATGTTGCCAATTGTCATCTATATGTATGTCTGTATATTCTCTTGATCTATTTGCGTAATTAGGGTCTGTGTCTTTTAAATCGGACGGCCAAGGAGTTGCAAAATTTTCCTCGTCAGTGCCTTTAGAGCCTGGTTTAACCGTAACAACTTCAGCGAGGCTAGAATTTTGTGCTGTACCTAGACGTGTATTAGCAGCAACAAACTTAATAACTTTCTTCGGCGTAGTGGGTCCAAAGTAGTACGCTTTCATGCTAAAATTCAGTGTCCAAGTAAGTACTCGCCTAGTCTGAAAATCACTCTCATAACTATCTTCTGTTGTCACGCTATTGAGAACTACGGGTATATCCACATATAGTTCCATAGTATCGATGATTTCAACACTTACGGTAACATCAGGCTTAAAGAAAGGTACAATTTGCTCTAAAATCTTAGTGCCGTCTTCAGTATACTTAGTCATTATGTTTAGTTGAAAGTCCAAATCGTAAGGCGCGGGCGAATATAACTCCGTAAAAGAATTCTTGTCTCCCGAAATTGATTTAGTCTGTCTAGTCAAAGAGGGTAGTTTCCTAGTAGGATTGTATGTCATTCCAGTCAATTCGAATGATATTCTAGGCAATACTATAGCAGGTTGATCTAAGTTTGGATCGCCTTCTAGCCTAGCGAGAATTTTTTGCTTGGGCGCATAGTTGACGGGTACAGTCATTCTCTGAATTTCTACACCAGCAGAATTTTTTCTGCCTATCTGAATATCATTGAACAGTGTTCCAAAAACTGCAACATATCTTCGAGTACTTTCATTATAAAATCTTTGTCCAAACATTAGAAGTTGTCCTCTCCGAAGGGATTACTTTGGGTAAAGTCAATGATAGTATCCGCATAGATTTCTATAGAGGTGTTGTCAGCAAAATTATCAATCAATTCTACTGTGAGTTTAGATGGTAAAATTGTCACGCTGTCTCCCATTCCGACAGTAGTGGTACTGATATAGTAGAATGTGCCTGTCGCTGTAGGAGTCCAACTCGTCTTTGCTCCAGCGGAACCAGCAGTGCCCGTAACAGCGGTTTCAGCAGCCAACTCTGTGCCAGAGAGATGAGAAGCGGTATTATATATCCTTAAAGTATGTGTATTATTCGATGCATGGCTCTGATCGAATATGATCTTTTCGCCTATGCGACCTTCGAGTTTAGGAGTCTCCAACAGATCACCGCTATCAAGAGTGTCTTTAATATAAAAAACACTACTCCTAACTTCCACACTGAGAGTAGTATCTGCCATGTCCACAAATATGTTCTGATCATCAAAGCGTGAGTCTAATTCTTCTATGCCGGTGTCGAATCTTTCTCCGCTGTACTCGAATAGATCGCACTTAAGATCATAAGTTTGTAGTGATCCCATCTGATAAAATATGGCTTCATGTTCAACGTGTTGGATGACGAAGTACTTGTTATTCAGAGGAAGATATATGAGATCACCTTCACTTGGACGCTTAATTGTAGAAGCACTATTTGAAGCAATTTCATCATCATACACTTTTCGCGATATCGTTAGTGTGAGCGAATCTCTAATTTCGAGACCGAACTTAGATAGAAAATCTCCTTCTCCTTCAAACGAATCCACATTCTTGATATACATCTCTATCATGTATGCATCATCGAAGAGTGGCAAATCGTCTTCGTTTAATATCTCGTCTTTAGCAGTAGTGGTTCTAGGTAAATACCAAGTATCTACTCCATATATCTTAATAGCCTCAACGACCAAATCCTCAACAAGGTTTTGCTCCATAGAGTTTTCATAGTTTTCAAAGTAGGTATTCTTCATCTTACATCCTATAGTCTTCTATGTATTTATACAGACTCTCTGGAAAGGAATTAACCTATGAGATCAGTGATAGGAAGAGAATATGATGATAACATCTCGTCTTCTAAAGCTCGTATCTCTTCTCTAGCATCATTGAGTATCTGCTCACCATTAAACTGAATGTTTCCTGGCAAAGTCATTCCGTTAAACTTTGTGAGATTACTTCCCCACTGATACTTAATTTTAGCAGAAGCATAGCTCTGTAGCCAGCGGTCTTTATATACGTCTGAGTAGACGGCAGGATCGACTATTTTATAACACTCTACGACAATATACTCGTCAACTACGAGTCTTTTCCAATCAACATCAACAAACAATCTATTGATGTGTCTGTTATATCTAATAGGCTGAGCCCCTACTAGCATTTCTTCCATGAGACGCAAATTGGCCATTGTCATGTAGTAGTTACTTAAGTTTCCAGCACCCATATTGTGCATATTGTTTAGCACAAATTGATATTGAACGTTAAAGATGCCACTAGACGCAGTGATACTAGAGCCTATAGGGAATAAATTTACTATACCTATAATGTTATCTGGTATAGTGATGTACTGATTAGTAATATCAGCGGCAGTAATCTTATGTTTTACATAACCCTTTTCGCTGCCGTCAAAGTGATAGTCCCAATAGTATGACAGAGCCTCATCAATTCTATCTTCTATTTGATCAATATCGACATTTATCTCTATGACAGGTTTACCCAACTTGCGTAAACACCACTCTCGAAATTCTGTTCTTGTTGTAGGTTGTGCCATTATATTTCCCGTTAAGCCCTTGTGATGCCCGGTGTTACAGACACTTCTCCTTCTGCAACTCTTGTTATTAACCCGGCGGTTGAAGTAATTTCAACATCAAACATTTCTCTGCCGGGCTGTAAAGCAGCCGTAATAGAGTTTGCCAGTGATAGTGTAACTTGACCTAGGGCATCGTTATGTGTCGCAGTGAACGTAGCAGTGGGTG